GCACTATTGAAGGCAATACAAACGAACAAGGCATGCGTGATTCGCGCACACGTGACGGCGTATACTACAAGATTCGACCACTATCTAAAAGCATACATATAACTCGATGGAAAAGGCAAGAATAAATCCGATGTTGATCTACGCGCTTGGACTATTAGCAACAGGTGCAGTGATAATTCTACTATTTAAAGGGTGCGGAAGGCCGCAGACTAACCCGGCAGTAGATAGATTGTACAAGATGAATGACAGTTTGTACAAAGTGATTGAGAGTAACACGGCAAAAGCAGACTGTTTGTATTCACGCATTGATAGTTTGACCATGCAGCGCGATACCATTATTCAACGTCAAGAAATAACCAATGAAATATACCGCAATGAGACATATAATATCCTTAGTTCTGATGCTGCTGGTAGTGATAAGCAGTTCCGCGCAACGCTCCAAAAATCAGACAGCCTCCTCAAGTCTGGATTTTACACCAAGACTTACAACCTACGAGCTGCAACTTATGAATCTAAACTACAATAGCATGATGTACTGGTATGACACCAGTATGGAGATTGACTCATTGTATCAATTAGAAAAGTTAAAGACGCATTATTACAGCAAAATAACAGGCATACAGGCAAACAGCTACGAGACACTCAAAACAATTTACGAAAACAAGCAAGCTATTGAAAAGGCAATAGCACAGGAGAAAGAAATGCAGATTAAAGATTTAAAGAAACGCAATCGCAAGCTAATACTTCACAACACCGTGCTAATCATCGGCCTTAGCGCACTAGCAATCTCAACTGTTTACTTCGTCATCTTATGATCAACATCGAACCGAAAGACATTTTCACTATCGTAGCGGGTGCGATATCACTATCTGGACTTTACTACGCACTAAAGCGCAACGTGGACAAACTCAACATTACTGTACGCACTATGGACACACATCACAAAAGAGAAATCAGTGCGATACACCATCGCATCGATGAGATTAAAGATGACACGAAAGAAAGCATCAACAAGTTGGATGGGAAGATTGATGCGATACAGCAGCAGAACTCAACCATAGCAAGTGCGCTTGCTGAGTTGACTGGCTACATCAAAGCAAAGCACTAATCAATCAGATATGGCAAGTAAATACATCCCCGTTTATGAATCAATCTACAACGGTAGCGGCACGCTAGGCGATAGAGTGAGAATGGCAATGGAAGAATACTCCGTGCCACTTGCGTACAAATCATTTCACCGCATGTACCAAGCGTGGCGTAACCATAACTACGGTGCTGAGAAAAATGTTTCGTTTGCTGCTGCTAAGTTGCAAGACCATGTTCCTGATGTCAGGAAAACGATGCAGCCTACTGGCCATCTTGACAAGTTGAAGCATTCACTTAGTGAATTCAATGACATCTTGAGTGAGTTGAAACCTGAAGCGCACAACCCGCTAGACCTGCCCCCATCGCAGGAGTCAAACTATCAGCCATACAAGCTACCGATAAACCACAACAACATCCTTTTAATCGGTGATATACACGTCCCATACCACAACATACCTGCGCTCACTCTTGCGTTGAAATATGGGCTTGAGAATGAGGTAAACACCATACTGCTAAACGGTGACATCATAGACTTCTATGCTATCAGTCGTTTTGAAAAAGACCCGCGCAAAAGAAACTTCGGACATGAGGTATTGATGACACGCCAATTCCTTACAACTTTAAGGCAGTTATTTCCAAATGCAGCGATCTATTACAAGTGCGGGAATCACGATGTGCGCTATGACCACTATATCATGCGCAATGCACCCGACCTTTTAGGCATGAATGAATTTAGTTTTGAGAGTTTGATGAAGCTCGATGAGTTAAACATCACATTCATTCCCGATAAACAAATAATCCGTGCCGGGAATCTTACAATACTTCACGGGCATGAACTCGGACAGTCTGTGTTTAGTCCTGTGAACATCGCTCGTGGTTTATTCCTGCGTGCAAAAGACAATGCGCTGTGCGGTCACCATCACCAGGCATCTGAACACAGTGAGCCAAACATCAATGGCAAGTTGACAACGTGCTGGAGTGTGGCATGCCTGTGCGAGTTGCATCCTGACTACATGCCTATCAATAAACACCACCACGGCTTTGCACATGTGAAGGTGATGGATACAGGAGAGTTTGAGGTGAGCAACTATCGAATAGTGAACGGAAAGATTAGATAACAAAAAGCCCCCACGTTAGGGGGCTAATTGCATCAATCTAATCATATGCAACAAATACACATAAGATTCGTCAAAGGTAAAACAAATGAAGCGCAAACAACATCCAAAGGTTATACATCGCAAACTTGGTCGTGAGAAAGCCGATGGATTGTATTGTGATAACGTGATAGAGATTGACCCTACGTTACCACCGATGCGCTATCTGATTGTTTTAATTCATGAGTACCTGCATCACATCCAACCTGAATGGAGTGAAGAAAAGGTGGATGCTGAAGGCGAGGCACTGGGCAGGTTTCTTTGGAAGCATGGATATCGCAAAGTGTCACAATAATTCATAGAACTGTAACTAAAACTTATCCGCTATCCCGGAATCAAGTAATTGTTCGTGCAACCATTCGCGCACCTTAACAATAATCTCGTACTGCTCTTCGGTTAGGTCTTGGTACTTTTCAAGTGAGCGCAAGTGCTGCCTTACTTCATCAAGAATATCGTAATACTTTTTGCCGTTGATCGCACAATCGAAAGAGTGCTGGTCATCTGTTAGGTTAAAGGTTAGTGTTGCTTTCATCTGATTCTATTTTACTTCTGTTTGGTAATCCTGCTTTGCAATCTGTGTAGCCGTCATTGTAGGCATTGATGATATGATTCATCTCAATAGTTTGCGCGGCGTTAAGTAGTCCTTCCATCTCTGCCCACGTCATGCGTATGGCTTGGCCTTTGAACTTACGTCTCAAGGTTATGTGCAAACGGCGCAGAGCGGTTTCTTTTTTAGCTTCTGTTGTCATTCTGCTTTTGGATTTTGGTTGATACGTCTCGCAGGGCGAGTGCGATTACCCACAGGGGTACTGATACTATTATTGCTGCTATCATTTTGGATAATTGTATATGCACCGTATGTGGTGCGGTTTAGTTTAAAACCTAGTTCGTTAAACATTGCAAGGTAGCGATAAGCTGTGCGCTCTGTTACCTGCAACTCTTTTGAGATTACGTGTACGTGCATCGGGCGTGTCTGCATTTGTATCATCAGGTTCAACACGTTCCTAATTTTTGCAGCATACACTCTTTGCCTTGATGTAGATTTCATCGTTGATTCTTTTAATGATTCTGCCAAGTTTGTAATCACGTGCGGGATTGATTGGTTGTTCAGCTAGGAACCGATGCCGGAGCATGCGTAGTTCGTCACGGCTGAACTGGCTGAGTTCTTTGCGGGTCATGCTTGCTAAGTTTTAGGAGTTCATTCTTCACGTGGTTATAGTATGCCTTCACGGAGTAGTATTCACCAGTACCTTCAAAATCATTCACTATATCCGTTGGTGCATTCATTAGGGCTTCATCTACGGCGTACAGGGCAGCGTTGATTGCTTTGTTGTGCACCTCAATTAGACTGCCTTCCTGCTTGCCATTCTCGATGATGTCAAAATAGTTCGAGTACAGTTGCCATGCCTTTTCTTTTGCTTTCATCTTTGAGTTTATTGATTAGTTCTATTACTTGCTCTTTGTTGTAGTAGTGCTGCATGCTGTTGCGCACATGGTCTTTGAGTTGGTCGGTTGTCATTGCTCACCTCCTTTGTATGTTTCGTTGTAGTAATCAATACCTGAATTGCTCCAAATTTCATTGTTTGGATTAATCCTATAAGCATCTTCAATCTGCTCACGCTCCATTGCTAATGCTTGCTCAATGTATGGGTTGTGCAATTCGGGATGTTGCATTTGTTCAGCCAACCACTCAACCGCTGTTTGTTTACTCATAGCTTTTCTATTTCTTGTTTTACTTCAACGTAGTATTGTATTTCTTCAAAATTTGAACTTATCTTGTAACTTAACGCATTGAGTATCTCATCTACTGCTATCAAAGCACATTCTTTAGTTGATTTATGTTCTTGTTGACCTTCATCGGCATAAGATGGTAGTACAAGATGAATTTTATCACACAACTCTTTTGCTTTTTCTTTTGGCGTCATTGCTCACCTCCTTTGTATGTTTTGTTTCGCTTATTGATTAGTTAGCTGCTATTTTACCGACCACTCCGAAAGTTTGGACTTGACAACCAATTTCAGTTCATCAACTTTTGACAATGGACATCGAAAAGCAACCGTTTTAGTTTGCTCAGAGTATTTAGGTTTAGCACCCGAACCTTGCCGAGTGCCTCCCCTTGTTTCTTTTTTCTTTACCATACATTTAAGCAGTTTTTTTCTAAAGTTCCGTTGATATGAAAAAACATACTATCGTAATGCGATGGGTCAATACTGGCTAAGTAATTTATGGCTGTTAATGGTGTCATATCATCTTCATCCTTAATCACAATAATTTTGTATTCTGGGTGCTGTGCTATGTAGCGAATTAAATCTAATACTTTCATTTTCTTTGTTTTTAGTGATATGCTTAATTGCTTATCGAGTACAAATATACAACCTTTATTTGAATTTGCAAACTATTTCAAAGATATTTTCAAAATACTTTCTAAAGTGCTGATTATCAAATAAAAAACAGCAGCTAACAGCACCTATACGCAATTTTCCCACCGCACAAAGCCGACACGCAACTGCGTATAGCTGCAAAACGTTATCGGCAACTGATTTTCCCACCGCACATCTTCATAAACCATCGGAAAGTTTTATCTACTTCATTTTGAGCATCTTCCAAGTTATCAAATAAGTGTTTGCCGTTTGATGGATATAAGTAGCTAATTGTAAATTTTAACTCTCCTTTTATATCCAATTTTTTAACCCAAGCAATTTCCCAACGGCAAACTTTACCTCTCCAAAATCCCATATTATCAAACTTTCCTGCGTATGCAACTCTTGCCCATCTACCCATATCATCATCTTCCATAGTTGATGAATAGCGTGGAAGCCATCGCACATCAGCAGCCGATAACACGGGTTTTGCGTCATTGGGGCTTTTCGGTTTCAATTTTACTTTTGTCATATCATTAAATTTAGTTTTTCAAATGAGCTTTAGTGCTGGAAATCCCCAACGAACGCAAAGCCCGAAACCGTTAGTGGCAATACTACCAAACCTCCGTATCAACAACATCTGAATATCTATTTATCTTACCATACAAAGCCCACCAAGTTCCTGTGAAAGTAATTGACAAATCCAAAGCATCATTAGTAAATTGGTGTTTATACCAAGTGCATTTCCTCCATTTTCGATACCACTTAAATCTGTTTAAATAGTAATCCGTCCAAATGGGCTTTGACCTAAAAGTGCCACTAACATCGGTTTGGCAAGATTGGGGGTTTTGTTCTGAATTGTTCATTTGTTCTATTTATTAAGTTTTGTACTAAAATTGAGCGATTGTGCTTTTAATCCCCTAACCTCGCTATTAAGGTATTCACGCCACATAGGTACACGCTCCTGAAGCTTTGCGATTGCGTCTGTATCAAACTCTACAACTTTCTCATGTATGCGCTCTTGCACCGGGATGTCGTATGTCCACTCCGTTGTTTCCAAGTCTGCGTCTGGATAGTCATCTAAGAACCTGCCCATGTCATAGATCATATTCTTTTCAATGCGCTGTGCTTTCTTGACAAAGGTAGGGTCTGACTGTGCGTCAATCAAATTCATGCGGCGTGCAAGTCTGTACTTCTCATCATTAATCATTTGCAGTGGTGCGTTCACTAACACGTAACAGAATGTGGCACGCGGTGCGCCTGTCAACCAGCAGTAGGCTTGGCCTTGCCAATAGTAATCTTTGCTAATGTCATTCTTCATAGCATCAAAGAAAGTGTGAATGTCCCATGATGATTTGATGTCGGGCACGTTTACCACTAGGTCTGTCTCATCATCTTTGATTAGAAGGTCAGGTGTGCCTTTGATAAAGTCATTTGCAAACATCTGTTCGTTTTTGAATACAATCTCGCCACGGTGTCTGCGCCACATGTCTATCGCATCATTCTCAACAGCTAGACCTTTCTCGATAAACTTGTTTGACATCTCTTTGTAGCGGCTGTATTTGTTTGCTACGTAAATCTCAAGCAGTGCGCTCTTGGTTGTTTCGCTTAGACCTGTCTTAGTCCTTGCATCGGTCATCAACTTACCTAGTTGTGACGCTCTAAATAGTGTTTGTTCCATTGTGTTTTTAAATTGATAGTCAAATGTAGCAGCTATCAAGTAATCCTTGACAACTGCCACAAATTTTAACATTTAGATGGATGCAATGAATTGCCCCCTGTCTTGATTCATCAGAATCATCTGACGCTTTGCCTCAAGTTCATCACCGACCTCCGATAGCACATCACCACTGCATGACTTGCTAATCTTGCTTAGCTGTGCGAGTTCAGTCGCTTGCTGGATAAGCTCGCGCACATACTTCACGTCTTGGTCATGGCCTTGTCCTAGACTGCCCTTCAACTTGAATGGTTTATATGCGTCCTTGTTCTTACGGTTAAGGTCACGGCCAAACACTTTGCCCAAACTTTGCGCAGCGTTCTTGAGACACTCAGTCTTGAGTTTACCAAATGCCAAGTCCATTGCGTTGGCTTTCTTGTTTGATGGATTAAGTGCCCACTCATTGCGAGCCTGTGGATCATTGCGCAAATCATCGGGCACTTTATCTACCATGATGACCACAGACGCAGCACCAGTTCTCCTTAATTCATATCCAGAAATTGGGTGAATAACCACGAGTTCTAGGGATGCCTGTACTTCATTCGCAATCGTAGACCACTTAAAATTTTCAGTACGCCAATGACCAAAGTAGATTTCATCTAGCGTCATTTCGATGTGGCTAATGACCAGCGTAGACGCTTTTTTGTCTGGGGTTAATTCTACACCTGCCGCATCGGGCTCGGCGTTTAGAAGCTGTTGGAACTTTTGCAACGCTTCCAAGTTGTCTTTGTGGAAACTCATAGATTAAATTGATTTTGATTTTACGAAGATAATGATTAGTAGCGCATCAGGCAATCGTTTAACTCTTGGCAATAGTTAAGAATTGCAAAAACGATTAGTGCTCCGATAACGTAGCGAAGGATAGTAGAAGTGTTTTTCATATTGCTTTTGATTTTAAATTGATAGGGCAAAGCTAGTGTAAGTTCTTACTCACACACTGTTAAAAATTGTTAAAATTGATATGGACAATTTATCCCTATAAGGGTATAGATGTGGGTGTTTTGTCACTTTTAATACCCATTAGGGTACATCATGCCCACGAATAGCTGCCGTAGTTTGGGAATAGTTCAAAGTACATGCGCATCATGATTGCATCTGCGTAGTCAGGACTCTTGCCGTGCATGCGGGCTATCTCGTCTTTACTGATTACGGCTAACTTGCCGTCGGCTTCGGGAGTGCGGCGGCGTATCATGTCTAGTTCTTGAACTATCACATCCCGGTAGCGATCAACTTTGAACACTACTTTGTTTTGCTCGATAAGTTCTGCTAACTTAAAATAGCATTCCGCTTTCTGATTCACGTATCGGTCTGGTTGTTTAGCCCTGCCGCCGTTTAAGAAACCTCTACACTTTAAAGTATCAACTACACCACCACCTACACCATCTTCATCGCATATCACGTTCGCTAATCGGATGCTATGCTTTGTCACAAGTTCTCGAATATTTGTGACAACAGTTGTGATTGGTTGTTTACGCAGCTCGTGAATCTCGATAAGGTGCAAGCCATGCCACACGCAAATTACTGTGCGGTCTTTTCCAAGACGTGCGATGTCGGCACTGATATACTTTTCACCTTTGCTTTCCTCATCTCGGAAGCAGCGTACCAGGTCATCGTATTGATAAAGGTTGTCTATGGATTCATCATACTCCCAATCTCCATCCAGTAGCCTTCGCCTGTCCACTTCAGGCAGCATGCGCAGCGTTTCAATGTACGATTCGGGTAGATGGGGATTGTCATTTGGCAATGATTGTATGAACGCAAGATGCGGCGGTAAGTTTTGCGCCTTGTATGGGGCATAGAACTCGTTATACAACCATCCTTTTGAAGGATTGCATGTGAGCAGCATCTTTGGTTTGAGGTCATATTGATTCAATTTAAAACGCATGCGGCTTTGCAGAATATCAATGGCACGCTTGCTAACCTGTGCGCACTCGTCTACGTAACAGTCTGTCAACTCAAGCCCGCCTAATGCATGGTACTCGGGATCTGATGGATAAGCAAATAAGTCTTTTAGAATAATCTCACTACCATTCGCAAACGTGATGACGTGCGTCTGATTGTTGATTGTGTAGTGTTCATTTGGTGCAAGCCCAAACATCTGTGCTACCTCAAAGAATGTCTTGAGCGTGGTTTTTTTTAGCGTGTCAAGTTTGCTGCGACCGATTAGCCCTCGCGTGCCGGGATACTTAAACCTGCGGCTTATCTGCCATGCACAACCGATAAAAGATTTTGAGCCGCCCGCTGCACCACCGAATAGCACCACACGCGCTGGGTGTGAATTACCCAACACGCGTAGTGCTTCATTCTGTTTCGGTAGATACTCAATCATAATCTTTTGTAGTCAGGACTCAGTCTTTGTAAGCTCGCTCTTATGAGGCGGGTCAAGAAGTTCTCTCCAATATTGCTGCATTTCGTATGGATTTTTGACATACTCGTTGATTTTGGCCATCGCCTCTTCAGCGCTTTCAAATGGGATTGACTTGCATCCCACTCTGACTACACATCCGCGTGAACAAAATTCAATTTCAATTTTGTACTCTTGCAGGAAATAGTGGTTGCCTGGACGTTCTACTGGTGTTAATTCTGCTTGATTCATATTTATTTAATTACTATTTAATAATTTTCTTTAGAAAGGCAAATCGCCAGTGCCCTGTGCATCGTCTACTTCTTCACGCTTCACGAGTGGCTCACTCATCTTACCTGAAAAGAACTTACCGCTCTTGCCTTCCTTCACCCACGCGGCTAGGCGCATCTTCTTTCCATTCACCATGATTTCACCCGTGTATTCAGGTGCGTTGTTAGTTGTCTTGTTGTTCTTGAATAGGGTGAACTGTCCCTCTTGCATTTGATAGTTACTCATTGAATTGTGTATTTAATTGTTTATAATTCCTATATCATCTAACATCAGGCTTATCGTGGTCTTGCCGGTAATATCGCAGGTCTCTACAACTTCGAAAAATTCGTGGTCGATGCTGTGACCATTGATAAAACCAATGTACACTTCTACATCATCAGGATACTGCGCAAGCTTATCCCACAATTCACCAATAGTCATAGCTTGTAGATGTCATTCTCAGTTAGCAGGTAAAGTTCCTCAAGTAGCAGCCACATGATTTTGTTATCCGTCATGCTTGGCCGCATACTTCGTTTAGCCGCTAAGATAAATAATTTACGCAGTATGTCGTATTCTTTCATGCTTTCATATTTTGAATTCGTTGCTCATACAATGCATCTAACTCATCATCAGTAGTTGGTACAATTAATTGCAAACCAAATTCTGCAACAGCCAATCTTATTCCTTCGCATGCCTCATAATCTTCCTGTTGAATTAGGCCATACAGAATTTCATTGTATTCATATATGTCAGCTCCATTAGCAATTTCGCCTTTAGTAATGTCATATATTTCTTTAACTCTTTCGACCATCTCAGTATTCGTTTTGTTGTTCAATCAATTCGCGGTAACGCTCCATGCGGAACTCTGTGAACTGGTAAGGCTTGTTCTTGTACACTCTGAATCGCATGTCGTTGTCCCATTGTGGCAACGCATCATACTCACGCATCAATGCTATCTCAAGTTGTGAAGGCTGTTCACGTGTTGGCTCTTGTGCCGGTGTCTGTAACATTTTAGCATCCATTTTTGTTACGACATCTTGCATGGCTTCGGTCATCTTTGGGTGGTTGAACAGTTCGTATATGTTGTTGTTGCTTTGCTTATCGATGTTTATACGCTCACTAATGGCTTGTCTCTTTGACATAAACTTTTTGATCCACTCAAAGAACACCTGCCCATCAATGCGATTGTACAAAGGGCCGAACTCACCCTTCATTGCCATACGAAAACAAACTTGCAGCTCATCCACTCGCAGGTAGTAATAATCCTCAAGGATTAATTCTGCTGTAAGTGCAAGTTGTTGTGCATTCATTGGTTGTTGAAGGTTAAAGTATTGCTGACATGCGTCCATCATTGCCACCATGATGTTGACAGTGGCTTGCTGGCTTTTGTCTTTACGAATTTCCGCTAACGTCGGTGATGTCTTCGTAGCCAAAATCTCGTGCAATTTCACTTCTGTACTGTTTGCGGAACTGCTCAAGTTCACTAGCGCGTTTTTCTCGTTCATTTTGAATTACGTTTTTTGGTTTTTGATTTTTTACTTTATCCCATTCTTTGCGCATCCAGTTGCGCACTGTGCTTTGCCAATCCTTCATCGGAACTTTACCAACTATCCATCCGTTGGCCTGATAGTGATCCATAAAGGTGCGAGCGAAATTAACTAACTGGACTTCATTCAGGAAGTTTTGACCTTTTGTATTCAACTCACCCATAAAATTATAAATATCATTTTCTGATGGTGGTGTAAACACCACTCTATTGTTTCTTGGTTTCTTTGTTTCTTGGTTTCTTTGTTTATCTATAGGGGCAGTGGTGGTGTCAATGCTGATATCAATGCCGTTGCTATGCTGTATCAATGCCGTATCCAATGCCGTGTGCAGTGCTGTGGCTTTTTTGCTACGGCATATTGCTATTAAAGTACTGCTATATTGGTTCTTAGATTCTTTGATTATTTCAATGAATCCCCACTTGCATAAATCATCAAGTGCTGCAAGATAGGTTCTCTTGTTTCCAATGTGCAGACCTTCCATAGTGGCATAGGTAGGCAATCCAAACTGCTCTTTCCATCCTAAACGATTATTTAGTTCAATGATCCACATGAACAAAGCAGTGTGCTGGCACTTTACCTCTGAATGCTCAAAGGCAAAATCAAACCACTTCCGAGAAAGGTCGTAACCGTTATTCGTTTTCATTTGTTTCAGTTGCTTGCATAAACACAGAATTAATCAAATAATCACGCAGTGCTATTTGTTGCTGTAAGTCTAGTGTAATTGTTGCTGATTTTACTTTGCCTTCTTCATATCGCAAGACCTGCAATACAACACCATTATTGTCTTTTACTACAACGCATCCACGGTTGTGTTGACCATTGAGAAATGATATTCCAATATGATTTTGATTCATAAAACTAAATACCCACCACTACACACAAAGGC